CTGCCATAATTGTACATTTTCAAATTGCCATTTCTGTACAATTTTTAATTGCCCTTGACAGCTTGTTTGAATTTAAGAAGTCGCCATATCGTATCGTCGATAAGCGTAACGGAACAGCGTTTTACTTTAGCGGCGTTGATGATCCACAGAAGTTGAAATCCATGATTATTGCTAAGGGGTATGTTCGTTGGCTGTGGTTTGAAGAATTAGCTGAGTTCGATTCATGGAAAGAAGTCGATATGGTCCGTGCTTCATTTACACGAAAGCCATTGCCGCCTGGTTGTCACGTAGTGACATACTATTCGTATAATCCGCCTAAGAATCCTTATGATTGGATTAATGAGTGGGTAACTCAGCGCGAGCAATTGCCTGGCTGGTATGTTGATCATTCGACTTATCTAGACGTGACGTTGCCAAATATCCTTTCGCAGGATTATCTAGATGAAATTAATACCGTCAAGGGCAATGACAATGACTATTATCGCTGGATGTATCTTGGCGAAGTTGTAGGACTTGGAACCAACGTTTACAACATGGACTTGTTCAAGCCGCTTGATAAGTTGCCTGACGACGACTACATCACTAACGTTTTCTATTCAGTGGACACTGGCCACGAAGTTTCAGCAACCACTTGCGGCGCTTATGGCTGGACTAAGAAGCATAATGTTATCCTTTTGGACACGTATTACTATAGTCCACAAGGTAAAACTCATAAGAAGCCGCCAAGTGAATTAGCACGAGACTTAAAACAGTTTGTCGATAAAGTCGGAAAGTGGATTGGTAAAAAGCCAACTAACATGACAATTGATTCGGCTGAAGGGGCTTTAGATAACCAATACTACAATGACTTTGGTATTCATTGGCATAAGGTAAAAAAACTAAAAAAAGTGGATATGATCGACCGGGTGCAGGATTTACTAGCACAAGGTCGTTTTTATTATCTGAAACGGCCAGAGAATGAAATTTTCATTGCTGAGCATCAGAAGTATCAGTGGGATGAGAATACATTGCAAAGCGACGATCCTAAAGTCGTCAAGGTTGATGATCATTGTTGCGATATGTTGCAGTATTTTGTCCGGGATAATGAACGGTTGTTAGGGTTGAAGTGGTAGGAGGTGAGGTTATGAGCTTCTTAACGCGATTACAAAATCTTTTTCGTAAAGGAGGTGCTAAGCTCGGTATGGTAAAAAGTTTAGTTAAGATCACTGATGACGATCGGGTGGCTATTGGTCAGAGTGAGTATGATCGAATTCAGTTAGCAAAGTCATACTATCGTGATGATCTGCCGAATATCTGGTTTCGAAATTCTTATGGCGAACGACGGCGACGGCCATTAAGTACGTTGAACGTTACTAAATTAGCTTCAAAGCGTTTGGCCTCAATTATTTTCAATGAGCAGTGTGAGATCTCTTTAGAGAATCCAGAGCTTGATAAATTCATTAAGCAAATAATCGACGACAATCACTTTAATTTGCAATTTGAACAGCATTTAGAAACTGGAATTGCTTTAGGTGGCTTAGCAGCTCGGCCATATGTAGATGATCAGAACAATATTAGAATCGCTTGGGCAAACGCTGATCAATTCTATCCGCTGCGAACCAATACAGACAACATTAGTGAATGTGCCTTTGCTTCTCGATCAACACGAATTGAGAATAAGCAGACTATCTACTACACGTTATTAGAGTTTCATCAGTGGAACGGACCGGATGAATATATCGTTACTAACGAACTATACCGTTCAACACAGAGACAAGTAATTGGTGATCAAGTGCCTTTGGCCACGCTTTATCCAGAAATGGAAGAACGGGTTGAATTTAATGGCGTTATTAAGAAGCCCTTGTTTGCTTACTTCAAAACTCCAGGAGCTAATAATCGTGATCTGGATAGCCCATTAGGAATCGGTGTTGTTGATAATTCTCGCAACGTAATTGATGCAATTAATTACACTCATGATGCCTTCGTTCATGAAGTTAAAATGGGCAAGCGTCGAATTGCAGTGCCTGCCGAAATGCTGCGCCCAGGTGCTTCATACGGTAATGATGAGCCTGATGAGGCACACCCACGAGTGTTTGATTCTGATATGGACGTTTACGAGCAGTTCTATGGAACTGACGATCTGAAAATTACAGATCTGACTAGTGATATTCGTTCAGATCAGTATAAATCAGCAATTGATTACTTCTTACGTGAGTTTGAAGAACAGACCGGGTTTAGCGCCGGAACATTTTCGTTTGACGGTCAAGGCGTTAAAACTGCTACTGAGGTTGTCAGCGAAAACAGTACGACCTATCAAACGCGTTCAAGCTATTTAACTCAAGTTGAGTTGTTCTTAAACCAGTTGGTAACTGCAATCTTAGAAGTTGCAAGTACGCCGGAGTTCTTTAGTGATAGTCAAGCTCGTATTAAATTTAATGCTGATGACGATCTAAAGTTGTCCGTTCATTTTGATGATGGTGTTTTTGTTGATAAGGATAAACAGCGTACTGATGAGTTAGCACTTGTATCTGCGGGTGTAATGCCGAAAAAAGAATATCTAATTCGCAATTTTGGTTTGAGTGAACAGGAAGCTGATCAGTGGGTGGCGGAGGTGTTGAATGAACAACCTTCTTTTAATTCAAATGCCTATGAAAGCAACACTGATGCAGATGGTAATACAGATGTTGGGGCCGATTAATTATGGGAGCACGCGAACGATTTGAGCAGAGTGGTCAAAAGATCATTGACGCTTATTCAACGCTACAGGAACAGATCTTTGAAGTTATTATTAACACCCTTAAAGAGGGTGATTATAAGCACGTTGATAAAGAAGATGTAGTGTTGTGGCAAGCAGAGCAATTGCAGAAAATAGGTCGCTTGAATCAGCAGGCGACCAAACTAATGGCTAAAACTGATGGCTTATCACAGACTGCGATCGAGGATTTGATTAAGTTTCATGGTCTGCAGATTAAGCAAGAGGTTGATAGTGAGCTGCAGCATGCTGTCAATTCGCCAATTCCGCCCAGTGAAGAAGCCAAATTGCTGATCAAAGGAATTGTTGACCAAACATGGACTGATTTGCAGAATAATGTTAACGAAACACTGATTACACGTAACTATAGTAATAATTCAGCCATTACACAAACTTATCGGCGTATTCTGACTGAATCGACTGCTGCTACGATTTCAGGATTATTAACTCATGAAAATGCAGTTAATTCAGCAATTTATCGTGCGGTTGATCGTGGTTTACCAACTAAGTTGATTGATAAAGCTGGGCATACCTGGAGTCTTGACGGCTATGTTAGGACTGTAATTAATACAACAGTAAACCGAACTTATAATGCGGTCCGTCTGCAACGTATGAAAGATTTTGACATGCATCTAGCACTGATGAGCAGTCATCCAAACAGTAGACCAGCATGCGCGTACATTCAAGGACACGTGGTGAACTTGGTACCGCCAGAAAGTCCTGATTTTAATCCGCGCTATGATTCAATCTACAATCATGATTATGGCAAGCCATCAGGAACCCAAGGCATCAATTGTCGGCATATTCTCTTTCCATATGTGCCTGGCGTGAACGAAAATCATCAGCCGCAGTATGATCCGAAAGAAGCGATTAAAAATGGAAAACTGGTACAACAACAGCGAGCAAGAGAACGAGCCATTAGGGACGCCAAACGGCGTTTAAAAGCTGCAGAGAAGCTTGACGACAAGAAAATGATTAATCAAACTAAAACGTTAATACGGGCTCGTCAGGCCAAACTACGTGAATTCATTAAAGAGACTAATGCAGGCAAGGAAATACCGATTTTGGTACGTGATTATACTCGTGAAAAGGTAAGTGATATATAAAGAATTTAATGCTACGACCTGAGTATGTCGTTAAACTGCTCTTTTTGTGTACATCAATTCTCGCGGCTCGTAACCGCGTAACCAATTAATGTAAAGGAGCGATCACAATGAAACGTGAAGAATTAAAGGAACTAGGCTTAAACGATGATCAAATTGCGGCTGTGATGACAGCTTATGGCAAGGAAGTTAATCCCTTGAAAGAACAAGTGGATAGTTTAACCAGTGAACGTGAAAACCTAAAGCAGCAAGTCAGTGATCGTGATGGTCAATTAGACGACTTGCGTAAGAATGCGGGTGAAAATGATGATCTAAAGGCTACCATTAAGCGGCTTCAAGACGACAATAAGGCAGCTGAGGCTAAATATAAAAATGATCTTGCGGCCAAAGAAAAGGGCTTTAAGATCGAAAGTGCCTTGCGTGACGCAAAAGCTAAGAACGTTAAGGCCGTGCTCTCTTTGATCGACACGGAAAAAGTTAACGTGCAAAAAGACGGGACACTGGATGGTTTGACTGACCAAATCGAAGCAGTTAAGAAGTCCGACAGCTACTTGTTTGACACTGAGAACGCCGGCCAACCAATTAAGTTTGGCGGTAACTTTGGCAATGGTGATAACAACAATGGTGCTGGCAAGGACGACATCGCCTCCCGAATTGCTGCACGCTTTGCAGGAACAACAGAATAAGAAAGAAGGTATAGATAATGACAATTGCATTAGACCAAAAAGATCTAAACACGATTGATGAAGAATTTGCCGCTGACTCCAAGATTTGGCAACCACTGACTGGTGGGGCTAAGTCAATCACGGCGGCCGACTTTACGGGTGTTCACACTGTCCGGGTAAATAAGATGTCTGGATTTGTGGAAGCCGCTAAGTACAACCGCAACGGTGACAACACGCGGCACAACGTAAACGTTGAAAAAGAATCGTTTGAACTGACGCAAGAAGATTGGATTGGCTATGACCTTGATCAACTGGACATGGACGAAAACGGTGCTTACCAAGTCGCTAACGTAGTCCGCGAACACCAACGGTTAATCACGGTCCCACACCGGGATAAGTTCGCAGCTCAAAAATTGTATGACACGGCTAAGGCTGGTGGGAAGCTGGTAACTGATGCCATTGATGCCAAGAATGCTTTAGCAGCTTACGATGACCTTGAACAGTACATGACCGACAACGAAATTCCAGGTGGTTATGTAATCTTTGCGTCGTCTAATTTCTATCGTGCTTTGAAGAATGCTGACGGTGTCAGCAAGAACTTCTCGACGAACACGCAACAGATTAATGGCATTGATCGCCGTGTTGGTCAATTGGACGGTGGGGTGCCAATCTTGACGGTGCCTAAGGCCCGGCTGCAAGGTTTGACGATTACTGATAATGTTAACTTTATGGCGGTGCCACTCTATGCAGTAGCACCGATCGTTAAGTATGATACGGTCGACGTGCTGGACGCTTCAACTGATCGTTCTGGTTATCGGACGACGATTAAAGGTTTGTCTTATTACGACATTCTGGTCTTTGACAACGCTAAGAAGTCAATTTATGTAGCAGCTTCCCCAAAAGCCTAACCCCACAATCTAGTGGGGAGTTTGACCCGAATGGAAGTGTAAAACCAACCAATGCGCAAACGGTTGATCAGATCAAGGCCTACCTAGATGCACATCATATTAGCTATACAGCTAACATGGCTAAGGCTGATCTGCTTAATTTGGTTTAGAGGTGATTACATGCAGCCGCAATTGACTTATGCAGAATATCAGGATCTTGGCTATTCTGATATGGCCGCTGAAGATTTTGCTAAGTTGGAACGCCAAGCACAACGTGCCATTTCAGCATTAACTGGTTATTACTATGATGATCATGAGATTACTGAGGATAAATTGGCGAAACGGGTAGATGCTTATAAAGCTGCAATCTGCGAGCAAGTCGATTACATTTCGGCAACTGGGAACGATTCATCATATGCTAATGGTGATGACTTTAAGGAGATTTCGATTGGTAGATTGTCAATGACGCCTCAAACACACGTTAGCGACAAGTTGGTCAGTGGGGTATGCTATGAAGCTTATTCTTTGCTGGCACATGTAGGTTTGCTATATCGCGGGAGAGGAAGTGAGGGCCATGTTGCCCCGTATTCCTAAACAAATGTGTGGTCATACGATTACGCTTCTAATTCCGAACGGTAAGCGAGATACTTATCGTCGCCAAACTACGACACAACAGGTTATCAACCATGCCTTGGTTCAGCCACAAACGATTTATACCGGTTCTACTAACGATCGAACGATCACGGCTAACGCGGTCGTTTTTTTATTTGCGAAAGTTACTGAGCCGCTGCCAGAGCTAACACCTGATTGTGTAGGCTGGCATTTATTGTTTGAGGGACGTGATTATACGATTACAAAGATCGTTGACAATCGCGAGCCCGACAGCAACAAAGTATATTCCTACGAATTGGAGGTGCTCTAATGGTTAAAGTTAACATCAAATTAAATTTAGATAAGCGTTTTTCGCAAGCGAAGCTTGACAAGGCGCGTTATGTCATGGCTAATCAGATGATGTCAGACATGGACCAATTCGTACCGTTTAAAAATGGCAAATTAAGTCAATCTGCACATATTAATGCGAACGGTTCTGAAATTACGTATACAACGCCGTATGCTCGAGCACAATTCTATGGGATTGTTAATGGTTCGCCGGTCCGCAACTACACTCGTACGCCACACCCGCAAGCTTCTAAGCGCTGGGATTTAAGAGCTAAGGCTTTGTACTCTCGCAAGTGGGCTAATATCGCTAAAAAGAGTCTGATGGAGGGCTGAGATGGATTTGATGGAACGCTTAGTTGAAAAAATTAATTCGCTTGATCTGCCAGTAACCGTATATTCCGCAGCCTTGACAGGAAAAGAAGATCCAGAAATCGGTTTGTTGGTTCTGCCTAATTCGCAAGTGATTTCTGAAGATTTGGTAGGCAACAAAGTTGTGGAATTTATTTATGAAGTCGTTATGCGCGGCACTGATGAAGCGTTAATTAATAATACGCTTTGGCAGATTGCTAATCTGATTGGTAATGAGGACTTTTATTTAGAAAGCGCTGATGGCTCTTTTGTGTTCGATCAAGCGCAAGTAGCGTCATTTCCAACGCTGACAGGTGCTGATTTAAACAATGCGCTTAATTATATTTTGGACTTTACGGTTCAAGTAGAAACATTTAATTAAATTTAGAAAGGAAGTATTGCAATGGCAGTAAAAACTAGCGGAATTGTGCTTGCTAGTCGGTACAAATATTTTATTGATACGGCTGGCGGTACTGATTTAACCGATCTGACAAATGCTAAATTTGCCCGCTTGGGGGCAGGCTTTACCGGGACAACCTTTTCTGGTAATGAAACAACGATCAACAACACGTATCTTGACGATGAGGGCTTTGGCTCGACAGACGTTGTTGGTAAACGTTTTTCATTTGCCTTTACTGGGGTCAAGATGGCTAACGATCCAGCCCAAGAATATGTAATTGGCTTGCAAAACAAGCTAGGGACGGATCTAGAGACTCGGTTCTTGATTGTTGACCCTGATGGTAATCAGATGATTGGGGTTGCTGCAATTTCTGCTTTGGTACCCAATGGTGGTAACTCGAATGCCGGGGCAACCTTGACTTTCACGGTTAATATTCAAGGCAAACTGTATAAGCTTAAAACGCCGATTCCCGTAACGGTAGCTGATGAAAACGATACGATTTCACCAAAGATTGACGGTATTACGCTTAATGCAACCGCATCGACTGGCAACGCCACAACTGGTGTGACGACGCCAGCATCATCTGTACCCACTGGTGAAAATCATTAATTAATACGTATTAAATCGCCTGCGAAATACACAGTACCAGTTGGGGCGGTTAAGTTTTGGAGGAAAATAACATGGCATTAGTTCTTGATCTTGATAAATATAAGGCACCAACGCTGGAAGTTGATTTTGGCTTTAAGATAGTTTCTGCAAGACTTGATGATGTCCTTTCTAAGCATCTGACTAATATCTTAGTGGATTCTCAGCAACGAATTGCAGAAGCAGAGAAGGTTTTTGATGCAGATTTGGCAAAAATGCCGCGTGAAGAGGCTAAGCAAAAGCTAGAAACTGCGTTTAATGATGTCCGTTTCATCTTAGAAAATGTCTTTGATGAAATGTTCAACGAACCTGGGTTAGGTAAAGAACTCTATAAGCGGGTAGGTAATTCAACGACGCAGTTAGCAAATGTTCTTAGCGAAGTAAATGGTGAAGCTGAAAAGCTGCAGAAGCAACGTGAGAATCAAAAGCTGAATCGTTATCAGCGCCGCAAGAAGAAGTGATGTTAAATGCTTTCGCTAACAGAGGAATTGACACAGTCAATTGCTTACAAAGGCCGGGAATATCCGATTGATTTGACTTTTGATAATGTGTTGAGGTTCTATCAGCTGCTTGATGATGCTGATTTTGATGAGGCCGAAAAGATTATTGCAGCATTTCACATTTTCTTTGATGAATCAATTCCAGAAGATCCAGAGTTCTTGATGAACGTTGTTAAGCTGCTTGGCGAGTATGTTAGCGCTAGTCCGTATGGGAACGACGTCAAGAATAGTGACAGTAATCAAGTACCGATTAGATATTTCAGCTTTACGCAAGACGCTCCGGCGATTTACGCCTCGTTTATGGAGCAATACGGAATTGATTTAGTTGAAGAACAAGGCAAACTGCATTGGGATAAGTTTAAGGCACTGCTTGACGGTTTGGGTCCCGAAACGCAGTTTCGTCAGATCGTCAGCATTCGACAACGAAAAGCAGACGGACTTGAAGGCGAAGAGCTGGCTCAGTTAATGGAACAGCAGCATTATTACCGGCTGACAGATGGTGCTTCCGTAGATGCACAAACGCAACGGACTGATGCCATGCTTGACGCTTTATTTGCCGAATAGAAAGGAGGTAGATTATGGCAGCGGACGGCAAAGTTACGATCGAAGTTGATCTTGCGACTGATAATGTGCAGAGTGATTCGGAAAAGATAAAAGACATTCTTAATGGGATTGGCAAAGCTGATTATAAAATTAAATTTGGTGTTGATGCTGAAACTGCCAAAGCAAAGATTAAGGAAATTTCTGAAGATGTTCGCCACTTGCCAAAGGAAGCGCGTACTGAATTGCGGGCGATTGGTAATAAGGAGGGCATTGAAGAATTTGACAAGTTTCTGAAGCTTCTGCCTAAAGAAGAACGAGTCAAACTGTTAACCGATTTTCAAGATAAAGGGATTGTTGATTTTCAGCATGCCTTAAGTCAAATTCCTAAGGAAAAACGATCAGATGTAAAGCTGAACGATAATGCTTCTGAGCCGATTAAGCAAATTAAAAAAGGGATTGAAGATGTTCCGACGGAACATATCACTAAATTTGAAGCAGATACTTCAAATGCTGAACAACATATTGGGTTGCTTGGTCGGGCACAATATAACGTGAATAGCAGCTCTAAAAGCATGCTATCGAGTGTTAAAAATATTGCGACAGGGTTAGGCGTCTATCAGATAGCTGCTAAAGCATCGGCAGTTGTCTCTGAACAGCTTTCAGGTGCGATTAGTCGTTATGATACACTGAACAACTTTCCTAAAGTTATGCAGTCAATGGGCGCTAGCGCTAAAGATTCAAATGCGGCAATTAAAACTTTGTCGAATGGGATTCAAGGTTTGCCAACTTCGCTTGATCAAGTAGCGCAGACTACTCAAGTCTTCATGCCGTTATCAGATAATGCAAAGGATGCGGCTAAAGCTACTCTGGCGTTAAACGATGCCTTCTTGGCTTCCAATGCGTCGACAGCTGATGCTTCTCGTGGACTAGAACAATACAAGCAAATGTTGGCTAACGGCAAGGTTGATATGATGGGCTGGCGGTCGATTGAAGAAACTATGCCGGCATCTCTGCAAAAAGTTGCAAAATCTTTCGGGATTACGAGTGGGTCGACTCAAGAACTGTATAACAAGCTTGATTCTGGCGAAATCTCAATGAAGCAGTTGAATCAACGTTTCATTGAGTTAGATGGAGGTGCTGATGGATTCCATAAGACAGCATTGAATGCCACTAATGGTATCGGCACCGCAATGGAAAACTTAAAAAACCGTACTAAAATTGCCTTAGAAGCAGTTATCCGTGGTTTTGACGATATGGTTAAAACATTAACGGGTTCAAGTATTGGTGAAAATATTAATAAGCTTTCGTCACACTTTAGTTCTTTTGGAAAGAACGGGGAACAAGCCTTTGAAAGCTTAGGAAAATGGTTAAAGCCATTTGTACCAGCATTTGAGACGTTAGGGGAGATTGCCAAGACAGTCTTTGAAGGCATGATTGCTCCTATCCAAGATGCTGTGAATGCTCTCAAGAGGTTAAAAGACAGTTTAGGTTTTGCTAAGCAGCTTAATAGTGTGTTAAAGGGACTTGCTAGTCATCAAAAAGCTTTAAAAGCATTGGGACTTGCAATTACTTCAGTTGTTGCAGGGCTAGTAGCTGCTAAAAGCGCAATAACTGTTGTTAATGCTTTTAAAAAGGCCCTTGCGGGCTTAACAGCAATTAAGAACATCACCACTAGCATTAAGAGTTTGCAAGGAGCATTGGCACTGCTTAAATTTGCTTTTGCAACAAATCCGGTAGGGATTGTAGTAACGGCAGTTGTAGCGTTAGGTGTTGCGTTTGCAACTGCCTATAAGCACTCAAAAACATTCCGTGATGGTGTTAATAAGGTGTTAGCAGCTACAAAAGATTTCTTTATTGGTATTGGCAAATTCTTTACTGGTCAACTAGGCTGGGAGAAAGCCATTGGTAAAGAGATTTCAAAGATTGTTAGCACGATTGGGAAAACGTTTAGCAAGATCGGTAGTATCTTGAAAAAGATAGGTAAAGCTGCAATCATGGCGTTTGTTTATGCTTTAGCATTGCCCGTCGGGATCGGAATTACCATCATGAAACCACTTGTTAAAGGGATTACCTCAGCGATTAGCAAATTGTGGCCGCAGGTTAAAAAGGTTTGGCAAACTGCTTGGAATGGATTAGTTACGATAGCTAGTGCAATTTGGAAGCCAATTGCAAAACCGATTCAAGCGGGTCTTCAGCTGATTCAGTCGCTTTTTTCAGCTGCTTGGAACACAATTAAAAAAATTGTGTCAGCAGGTATGAAAGCTGTTGAGTCAGTAATTTCGCCAATTTTGAAAAGCATATCGAATACTTGGAACACGACCTGGAATGCGATTAGCAGTTTCGTTGGTGATATTTGGAGCGGAATTAGCAAAACCGGCAAGAAAGTTTTTGGTGGTATTCGTGACTGGATGAGTGACATTCTAGACTCAATTAGCAAGAAATGGTCAGACGTTTGGAATGGCTTAGCTTCGGCTTTTTCGGGAATCTGGGACGGCATTAAAGGCGTGGCCAAGTCTGGTTGGAATGCGATTATCGGCTTTATCAACACTGGTGTTGACGGAATTAACTCAGTAATTCATTTCTTTGGCGGTAAAAAAGATACGGTGCCAAAGCTTAAAAAGCTGGTACACGGAACGTCAGCTAATGATCGTGATGAGTTAGCATTAGTTAATGATGAAGGTGGAGACACTTATCGTGAAGCGATTGTTCGCACAAATGGCCAAGTTGAAATTCCTAAAGAACGGAATCAGCTAGTCTTCTTGAATCGTGGTGATGAGGTTATTCCGGCCAAGAAGACGGCAGAGCTCTTTGGCCTAAATCGTTACGCAACTGGTAAAAAAGGTTGGCTTTCCGCTGCTTGGGATAATGTTAAGGATTGGGCCGGGGATACCTTTGAGGCTATTGAAGACGCTTTGAAAGACCCGCTAGGTGTCTTGACTGACTTATTCCATAGAGGCAAAAACACCGCAACTGATATTTGGAAAACAGTTGGTGATGGTGCAGCTGATTATCTGCCAAAGACTGGTGTCGAATGGTTTAAAAAAGAGCTGCAAAAGCTTGAAGATGCATTAACGCCGCCTAATCCTAGCGGTTCGGGTGTTGAGCGCTGGCGTCCTTATATTGAGAAAGCCTTTAAGGAATTGCATGTAACAGCTACTGAAGGCAAAATCAATAAGTTGCTTTGCCAAATTCAAACTGAATCTGGCGGTAATCCGACTATTCCACAGCAGATTAGCGACATTAACTCCGCAGCTGGTCATCCAGCACAAGGCCTACTTCAGTTTATTCCTTCAACGTTTAACTCATGGGCTGTAAAAGGTCATGGTCAAATTTTAAATGGTTATGACCAAATCTTAGCCGCAATTAACTGTCTGGAACATGGCGGCGAAGGCGGCTGGGGTAACGTCGGCAATGGCCACGGCTGGATGAATGGTGGCTGGGCAGATCGACCGGCTATTTTCGGTGAAGTACAAGGTGAACCCGAACTGGCGATTAATCCAGCGCGCCAAACGGCAGATCATTACATCTTGGAAGCAATTCGGGCACGAGCTGCTAAGTCGCCAAATGGATTTGCGGCGAAGTTAAATCGAATGATCGTCAGTCAGCAGCAGGCCGGGCATCAATTGGTAGCCGCAACGCCTTCAACAATGCCAGCGCCAATGCTGAACAACGGTGTGAATAATGGTGTCAATTTAAGTGGTGACGTTACTATCACATTCCAAGTTGATAGTTCAGAATTAGCACGCCAGACTTATCCAAAGTACAAGATGATGAAGGCACAAGAAATTATTATTCGAAACAACGGTGGTGCAATTCCCGTTGGGAATGCAATGCCGGTAGGAGGTGGATACTAATGGCAACGATTATCATTCAGCGACAGGACGGCACTGAATATGATTTAGACGCGTTGGGCTTTCGGGTCAAAAGCTTTAGTGTACCACTGAATAATAATTCTTATAATTATCAGCAAGTTGGCAAATATGGTTCAATGATGACCACTTTTGCCAGTCAGTATCTGGTTATTCCATTAACGATTGTGATTACAGCGGTCGACATGGCCGACTACAATCTGCAACTGCTGGAATTAAGGCGTATTTTTCGCTCAGATGAGGATTTTTATGTAATTAATGCGATTACTCCATTCATGCGCTGGAAGGTTCGTGCTGAAGCAGTTACGCCAACTCAGCAAAGCAATTTTTGGCAATCAGCAGATGTTGCAATCAATCTTGACTGCGCAGATGGCTATGCCGAATCAGTTGCGACCACGCTTAATTGGAATGCTGAAGAATGGGGATTCGGTCTTAACATACCCAAGGACGAAATCAGCTACGAATTTACACAAAGTGATTTTTCATTTTGGAATCTGGGATTAATACCGCTACTAGCTGATGAGCGACCAGCTAAGATGATTTTTCAAGGTAATGCGCCGAATGGCTTTACGATAACTAATAACACCACGCAGCAATCAATTCAGATTAAGCGTGGTGTTTCTAGTTCCGATAAAGTAATCATTGATGGTGTTATGCCGTTGATTAATGGTCAGCAGGCCTATAGCGATTGTGATCATGGCTATTTGGATTTTGTGACTGGTGAAAACAAGTTGCATGTTGATGGTGCTAGCAATTTTAGGCTTAAGTTTGAGACCAGGTTTTACTACTAAGGAGGTGATTAAGTGATCAAAATTGCGGTTCAAGGCTATGATGGCAATGAATCGGTGATTCTTGCCTATAACGTCAGTGTTACGAAAACAATTAACAGTTTTCCGACATTGACGTTTTCTTTTGATGCCACTGGTCAAAATAAGATCGCTGAAAACCTTTTAGGGCCACGAGCGTTATTTACGCTTGCAGACGGTCAGCAGTACCGCTTGACGATTTCAAACCCAGTACCGAATTTCAACTACCGAACCTATACGATTACGGCCACGCACATTAGCCATGATCTGCACGATAATTATGTCCGCAATACATTGGCAGGTGTTCAATCCATTAATAGCTGTATGGATTTAGCAATCCAAGGAACGACGCTATCGTATCAAATTGATGGGAATTTCAATCCTCATGATTTTGGCGAAAATACGATTGGTGCTGGGCATGGTGATGATATCTTATCAGCGGTTGCGCAGGCTTGGGGTTGTGAGTATTGGTTTGACAACCGGACGATTCACATTGCTAAAACGATTGGCATTAAAGACTCATTCTTATTTGTAGATCGAGTCAATGCTAACTATATTTCGTGGACTGAAGATTACTCATCATTCGCGACGGCAATTCATGGGTTTGGCAAGCAGCTAGAGCAATCTTCAGATCAGGATTCTAGCAATCAAACTATTCAGTATAGCTGCGAGGCGGACTATTATAGTCCGCTAGCTGGCAAGTCGGGAATTGGTGCTATTTGGCAAGACGCTTATACCAGTGACACAATTACGGACAGTAACGCTCTGCAGGCAGCTTTAAAAAGCTCGCTGCATGATTATCCAGATGTTCAATATTCAATGAGTTGGGTAACGTTTGCAGATAATAGTCAGATCAAAAATAATATTGAAATCGGTAATACTGGCTGGTTACGTGATCGTTATGGTCTTGATGTTAATGTCAAGATTCAAAGCTACACGCACTATCTCGACAAACAGTCAGGTACTAGCGACACGATTACGTTTGGCAATAGGATTTTTGATGCTTCAGAATATGAAGCGCGGCAAAGAAAAGCTCAAGACCAAGCAAAGATGATTGCCAACTTGCAGTGGAAAATTAACACTGCAAAAAGTGTAGGCAATGCATGGACAGAAAGCGAGGTGCAGGTGTTTGACAGCAGCAAGCGTAACTGATCCAAATGGTGATTATCCAATCAAGCCAGGAGCCTTTGTTGGTTTTGATTACAGCACGACTGCTTTACGCGGTGGAGTAATGCTAGTAGCCTCGCCTAACGGCAAGGATAAGATTCCGAAGCTGGGGCCTGATGGCCTGTTTATGTTCAGCATTGCTGACGGTGATAATATGTGGCTGCTGCTTAAAGACAAGGTGCAGTCGGTATTGGGTAAGGTCGCTTGGGATTCAATCACCGGGAAGCCTGACGTTGCGACTAAAGCAGATGTGGCCACAGTGGCGGAAATTGCTAATAATGCTTTGAACAAGGCTAACAGCAATAAAGCTGTTTTAGCCGGCAAAGCCAATAAAACCGATCTGACCTGGGATAATGTTTCCGGCAAGCCGATTGACTTAGCTACTGTGGAGAATGTAGCTGAGGCTCAAAACACTGCTGACAGCGCGCTGAGCAAGGCCAACAGTAATGCCGCCGCGTTGAACAGCAAAGCCAATAAAACCGATCTGACCTGGGATAATGTTTCCGGCAAGCCAAGCATACCTAATGCCGATGATACGACAACCGTATCAAGCGGAGACCTTAATAGCTACACGACTACAGGCAAATACTACATGCCTAACTCGTTGTCTAACTACACTAATCATCCGACCACCGGTACTGATATGGGTGATTGGTTCGTGATGAAGGTTGACTCATACCACAATGGCGACATGATTATTCAGACGATCTACCAGATTAACTCTGGTGATGTTTGGATTCGGCAGCACTGGGTCAACAGCTGGAAAGCCTGGCGTCAGGTAACATTCTGGCCAAAGGGAGGATAGCTAATGGATTTAATTAGTTATGTAACCGACAACGTTAAAAAGGTGTATCAGAAAATTGCAGAACTGTATCAGCTGGAAATTGAAGTTGATGCTAATGATGAGCAAACAGTACCAACACTACGTGTTGAGGAATGTCAAACAGATGTCCTCAATCGGCAGGCGCGTCAATGGCTTTTTCGAGTGATGAAGAAAATGGCTGCTGACATTAACGACTTGGTTACACTGTACAACGCTCAAAGTCTGATTGATTGGGACGCAGACGGCCAGCCATTAACACCGCCGTATTACTTAGCAATGCCGAAGTCATTAGCTTTTAACGAGGTTGAGACGGTTTTAGATGATGATTTTAAACGAGCTTTTGAGCTGTTTGCTCGGCTCGAACAATATGCAAATAATATGAGAGGAGCCTGATTATGGCAGCGATTAATACGCGAGTTGTCTTGGACTTGGTCCGGGACGCACAATCGAATACAAGCTCGATTGTCGATTTAACGCCATATTTTCAAGGGCGGGTTGGCGATAGCCAAGCACCAATGCCGCTGGCACTGAAAATGGACGGTCGGCCACAGGATATGACCAACTACGGCTTTCAGGTCGAAGCAACCGACAGCCAAGGGAAAGCTTTCGTGCTTTCTAATTGTGCTAAAGAAGTTGCGCAGTCTGATAATTTTAAACGTGGATTCTTTACGGTGATCTGGGCAGCAGAAATGTTCCAGAACCCGGGGATCATGAAAGGTGCCTTTGTGATTACGAATCCAGACACGAATGAACGAATTTCAACGCTGAACTTTAACCTGAATATCTTAGGGCAAACAGTTAGCTTAAATACACTACATGATAGCTACAGTAACCGACTCGAAGACATCATCAATGACTTAAGGTCAAAAGCAGATGAAATGATCAAGGGCACATCTATTGCAACGCTAACCGCACAGCTAAAATCTGCTCAGTCGGCTTTGGAAACTACCACCAATTTGATTAACACCAAAGGTATTCCAACAACGGTTGATATGCAGAATTATGTAAAAGGCTATATGGTGGCTCAGAATACTGGCAACGATTTAAATACGTTGACCACGCCTGGTATGAGCTACTATGTAACAACGACTTCTGCCGGCAATCTGCCAAACGGCAAGTTAGGAATGCTTAGTATTCACGGCAATGCATCACACTTGCTGCAGGTTTTCACGGACGCTGACCAGAACGCTTTTGTGCGTGGATATGAGAACAATACTTGGTCTAAGTGGCGCAGTGTAACGTTCTGGCCAAAGGAGGTATAGATATGACTACATTTGTAATTTGTGGGGGGGG